GTGGCGTTCGCCCGTATGTTCGATGCACCACGAACCCCGCCCCGGACTCTTGGGTTCGAGAGTTGCTTGATTGGTGGATAGACCCAGACACCGGGCTTGCGATCAATGAAAGGTCTGGGGTTATCAGGTGGTTCGTCAAGGATGGAGACGACCTAGTCTGGTTCGGTTCTCAGAAAGAAGCAGACAGGAGATACCCACGGGATAAAGACACCCCAGACGCACCTAGGGCGAAGTCCCTAACATTCATCAAGGCTAGTCTTGAGGATAACCAGATCTTGATGAAGGCGGACCCTGGGTATAAAGCGTCTTTACAGTCCCTGTCAGCAGTTGACAGGGCTCAACTCCTTGACGGGAATTGGAACATCAGAGCGACAGGTGGGACAGTATTCCGGCAAGAATGGTTTGAGATCGTGGACCACCCCCCTATTGGAGGGACTACCGTTGTTGCTTGTGACCTAGCCTCTTTGAAAGGGAGCGGCGACTGGACAGTTTTACTTGAATACGTTAAGCACCCATCAGGGACAAGGTACATAACTGACGTGATTAGGATTCAGAGCGACCCTCTCGGCGTTGAGATGGCCCTTATGAGGAAAGCTAAGAGCCTACTCAAAGGAACAGCAATATTTTTGCCCCAAGACCCGGGTCAGGCGGGGAAGTTTCAAGCGGCGCACTTTTCACGGCAGTTTGCGGGGTACAACGTCCGCTTTAGCCCGGTCATGGGGTCAAAATTGGAAAGGGCACTGCCTGTGTCGGCTTTAGCTGAGGGTGGGGCTATAAAAGTTGTTAGAGCCCCATGGAACAAGGTCTTTTTCAACGAGCTTCGGGATTTCCCCAACGGGAAGAATGACGACCAAGTGGACTCACTAGCTCTAGCCGAAGAACGAATAAACAATGCTTCAATTCGACCCTATGTAATGGTTATGTGATATGTGGTTTTGGAAAAAGAAGAGCTTGAGCAGAGACTTCGGGCTCCCAGCAGGGCTGTATGGCAGTATGGTACGCCTAGGGTGGAGCAGGATAGCCGCAAAACAGGCCCTGAGGTACTACAACGAGGTTTCTCCCTTGGCCACGGCTGTTGACATGGTGGCAGAGACAGCGGGTCTCATACCCCCCTTAATGTGGAACGGTAGCGATTTTTCCAGTGATTCACCCTTAGTACAGGCGTTGAGGAACCCGAACGGGCAGCAACCGGGTGAGATGTTCATGCAGGAGCTGACCACGAACTACAGGGTGACCGGAAACGCCTACATTCTCGCCATTGGGAACCTTAGGTTCTCCCCTTCAAGCCTACAATGCGTTTCATCAGGGGATATAACTTGGGATAGAACCTCAGGGTACGCCCTGCACAACCCCGACGGGGGGATCGAGCAATTCAAGACTCATAGGGGGAGGCACACCTCAGGGAACGGGCGGGAGCTTATCCACATCGCTGCGATAAACCCCCTTAAAGAAACCCCTGTCGCACCGTCTCCCCTAGCTTCGTTGTATTATGAGCTTGAGCAGTACAAGTCAGCAAGTCTGCACAATTGGGCGTTACTGACGAATGGGGCGCATCCGGGGATGGTGATAGAGATGTCAGGTGACTATCTTTCCGAAGATCAGCAAGCGTCCCTCAAACGGGAGATTGACAAGTTCTACGCCGGAGCAGGCAACTCAGGGCGGACGATGGTGATCGGTGGGACTAAAAACGTACTCCCGATGTCCATGAACAACAAAGACATGGACTTTAGGAGCCTTCGCACCGACATGAAGTCAGAAATTTACAACAGGCTGAGGGTACCACTTCCCTTAGTGTCAGAAGGGAGCATGAGCCTAGCGAACTTGGATTCGTCTAGGGTTTTGATGTATGATAATGCGGTCTTACCGCTGATCAGCATCATGTATTCAGCGATTCAGATGAAGCTTGGAAGCAGATTCGGGGTTAAGCAGGGCGAGTTTCTGCGGTATGACCCGGCTTCGATCACCGCCCTACAGACCCGGCGGTTGGCTGAAGTGGCCTCAGTGGCCAAGATCGGGGTTCTCTCAACAAATGAGATACGGGGACGGCTTGGTTTTGAGTCAATCGGGCCTAAAGGCGATGAGATTCTTGGGCAAAACAACCGGGCAAACATTGTCGGGCGGGACCAGGACACCACGACAAACAGAGAAGCGGAGGCAGAGAAATGAGCCCCTCAGTGGAGACTTTGAAGAAGATACGGACTTTTGTAAGGGTTGCGACCCGGCCTGATAACATGAGGGCTTTGGTCGATTTGATGGACGGTGAGGCCTTGATCAGCGACCTAGAGGAGGATTTTCCAGACATGAAGCTAGCTGAGCTGAGGAAAGTAAACTTGGTCAAAGGAGACAGGAGAGGCTGCCACAAGGTTGTTTCTCTCGCTAACGCACAAGCTTTAGATTTTGTCAAGTGGTGCTGTTTGACAAAGTTCTATTAACCTTCCAAAATAGGGAAAAATTCCTAGGGGATATGATGGAGCATAAAGAGTTTAGAGTAAAAGTCGAGTTTAAAATGGATGATAATCTGCCTGATCACCATTTTATCGCATACGCTTCTACGTTTCACAACACGGACGAAGTCGGGGACGCTGTACAACCAGGGGCCTTCGACAACACACTGAAAAACAGACGACCCAAGCTGTTGTGGATGCATGATATGCGTCAGCCTGTTGGATTTATTGACTCTATTTACCCGGATGCGAAGGGGCTGAGAATTGAGGGCAGGATGCCCAAAGAAGACAGCTTCGTCAGTGGTAGGCTCGCCCCCCAGCTGAGAATTGGTGGTGTGGACTCGATGAGTATCGGGTACCGAACAGTGAAGTCGGAAAGAGTCGGCGAAGTTAACAAGCTTTTGGAGCTTGATCTGTTCGAGGTTAGTTTTGTGACCATCCCTGCGAACACCCAAGCGACTCTGCAAGGGTTTAAAGGGGCTACGCATTTTGATGATCTACCAATTGCGAGCCGTGAACGCCATTGGGACTCTGCGGAAGCTATCAAGCGGGTTAGGGAGTACACAGGCAGCACAGATGCACCGACAGGGGCCTACAAGAAGGCTTTCTTGTGGTATGACTCAGACGCAGTGGACTCTTTCGGGAGCTACAAATTACCTTTTGCAGACGTGATCGACGGCGAGATGATGGCGGTACCGAGAGCGATCTTTGCAGCAGCCGCATCAATGCGGGGAGCTAGGGGCGGGGTAGGTATTCCCGAAGAAGACAGAGACGAGGTAGTATCACATATTGAATCATACTACAAAGAAATGGACATGATTTCACCTTTTAAGTCTCTAAATGTGGCCTTGGAATTCGCCGGGGACTTTAAAGGTGTTGAGTTTGCGTTGCGGGAGCATTTAGACGTGAGCCGAAAGAACGCTAAGATGATTATCTCTGAAATCAAGAGAGTGGCGTCGATGCCACCTAAAGCAATTAGTCAGTGTGACGCTGAGAAGCAGACGAGTACACCCGACATTAAGTCGATTTTTGAAAAAGCCATAAAAGGAAACCAGAATGGACATCACGAAACAACTAGCGTCACAGGTTGAGGAAGGCCTTAAGGCACTTCGGGAGACCGTAGACGCTGACATGGGTAAGAAGAGTGCCGAAGCGATCGAGAAAATCGAGAAAATCGAGTTGAGCGTTAAATCCAGCTATGACGCACTCGAAAAAGCCGGAAAAGAGCAGGCATCTAGGGTAAAAGACCTAGAAGACCAGATCTACAGTCAAACCACAGGAGCGTCCCCAGAAGCAGGGGAAGTGAAGAGCTTTAACTTCTTGAAGAAGAACGTGGGCTCGAATGCGTCTCCTATGAGCGTGGAACAGTACAAGCTCTATAAGAGCAGCTTTGAGGTTTGGATGCGGAAAGGGCTAACCCCTGAGTCATTCCAGGCGAGTTTGCAGCCTGAGCAACAAAAGGCTATCCAAGAAGCGACTGATGGCTCCGGTGGGTACTTAGTCCCTGCTGATTATCAGGCTGCGATTGAGAAAATCCTGATCGAGACTAGCCCGATTCGGCAGCTGGCGGACGTTCAGACTATCAGCCGTGACCGTTGGGAGATGCCCTTCGACTCTTCTCGGTTTGGCGTTCAGCGAACCAGTGAGAGTGCTACTGAGTCGAACACTTCGACCCCGAACTTTAAATTGGTCAAGATTCCAGTGTTCCCACGGATTGCCAAGCCTGCTGTAACTGGTGAGATGCTTGAGGATCCCGTGTTTAACATGGAGTCTTACATCCGGGAGACCGCATCTGAGGACATCTCTGCTCAGGAGAACACCGACTTCGTAGCCGGGGACGGCGTTGATAAAGCCCGTGGGTTCTTGTCGTATCCATCAGGAACCGCCTTCGGGCAGATTCAACAGTCGGCTACCGCAACCGCTGGGACCCTAGCTTGGTCTGATTTATTAACCTTGCTCGGTGGCCTGAAAACTGGCTATCATGCGGGGGCCTCTTTGGTCTTAAACAGAACCGCTTGGTTCAATTTGCTGAAAGAGGAGTCAACCGCAGGGAGCTTCAAGTTTTCTTTTGGGGCAAACGGGATTGCAATCAACGGTGGGGCCAAACCAGGGTTTAATTTCTTGGGGTACCCGGTTGTGCTGTTTGAGGACATGCCTGCGGTAGCGACAGGGTCCTTGTCAGTCGCCTTGGCGGATTGGAAGAAGGCGTACAAGATCATTGATCGGTCAGGTGTTTCAATCCTTCGTGACCCTTTTACAGGGGGCGACAACGTGACCATCTTCCGCATGCTCAAACGAAGCGGCGGTGGCGTTTACAACTCTGAGGCAATCAAATTGTTGGTGACCCAGTAACATTGAAAAGCCCTCTACTTAGGGGGCTATACCAAAGGAACTCTCATGCATAGTTTTAATGAAAATGTGAAGGTTACCACTGGTCTCCTTCCAGTCCATGCGGCCCCTACGGTCTCAGTTAACGGTGCTTCTGCTGATGCCCAAGGGTTCAGCTCACGGGCCGTGCTATTCAGCATTGGTAACAGCGGGGATACCCTGAGTGGGTCAGTGTACTTGACCTTATCTTTGGAAGCCTCAGCGGACAACTCGACTTGGTCCGCCGTAGCTGCTGGGGATGTGAAAGCAATCGTCGATCACACGGCTGCGGCTAATTTGGCCGGGGCTTCCGTGGTGATCAACGCCCCAACCGCCGACAGCAGGTCAATCACCATGGAGTACGGCGGGACTCTGCGGTATCTCCGTGGTGTTGTGACTGCAACAGGTACTCACACCGTAGGTACCCCGATTGGGATTCTCAACGTCTTGGCTAACCCCGAGATTGCCCCTGTAGTTTAACTCTTTGGCCTCCGTATCCTTTTGGGCGACGGGATTTTCTTAAGTGAAAAGCGGGGGCCATTTCGATAGATAAAAATGATCCAAGTAAAAGCATTAACCAACCGCAATTATTCCCCCGATGGGATCAAAATCCAGGCTTTGGTCCCCGGGGAAACAATCGAACTTAAAGAGGGGGTAGCAAAATCTCTCCTGGCCCAAAAGGCCGTGGAGCTAGCCAGCCAGAAAGCCTCGCAAAGGCCTGAGGTTAACACGGTTAAAGAATTTGGGGATGACCTTTTTCCTAAGAAAAAAGGTAGACGCAAATGAACTCGGCCTACGTTCTTAATACAGCTCCGGCCTCAGCGGCTGTCTCAGTTGCTGAGCTTAAGCTGCATCTACGGATTCCCGTCACAGATACCTCAGAGGACACCCCTTTAGCTGCAATCATTGAGGCAGCTACCGCTATAGGCGAGGGGTACACTAGGCGGGACTTCGTATCAAGAACGTGGGAAGTTTACCTAGACGGGTTTGGCGACAGGTTCGAGATAAGGAGAGCCCCTGTCTCGTCAATTGTGTCTATTGAGGTGCTTATCAATGGCGTTTGGGTAGCCCAAGCTTCATCAGGGTATTATCTAAAGAAGTCCCCAGGGTTTCAAGAAGTTGTTCTTCGCCCCGGCGTGGTTCTCGCCATCGGTGATTTGCAGGAGCAGAATACAAGGATAACTTTTATTTCAGGGTACTCGACTGTACCGGATGGGATCAAGCAAGGCCTTATGGTCCATGCGACGCACATGTACACCGAGCGGGGCGACACGGACAATTTTGCTGTGTTTCAGAGTCAGTCCTTAGGTGCGATGCGAGTGCCTCCTGAGGTGAAGGCCCTCTATCACCCATATATCATATTCAGTGTCGGATGAGCCGAGGGATAATCAGGAAAAGACGGCACAGGAGAGTGCTTATCGGGGATATGAAAGACCTAGTGGTGGTGTACACAAGGGCCATAACCCCGCCTAACCAAGGTGCGTTCGACTTCACAGAGACATTCTCAGCGGGGGTTTCTGTGAAAGCCATGGTGGAAACCATAGAGCATTTGGAGATGTTTGACGGGGCGAATTTGAAAAGAGCGATCACACACCAATTTTATTTCAGGGTAATCGGGCTAACGGTGGACAAGAATAGCCAAATAGTTTGGGACAACAGGCGATTTGAGGTTCTTGATACTCAGGACCTAGACGACAGAAAAGAATTTATCCAAGTTAGATGTAAACAACTTGGCGACTCAGACCTAGAGACAAACCAATGATCCAGTTTAAAGTCTTTGCTGATAAAGACAACCCAAGGGGAACAGCCAGCATCCGTGTTGTTGGGCTGCTAACAGGCGTCGGTGTCCGAAAAGGTTTGTCCCTCTATGGCCGTATGCTGACGAAGTACGCCCGTGATCAGATCACGAAAGGCCCGAAGTCAGGTAAAAAATACACCTTGTACAGGAATGGGAGAAAATTCACCCACCAAGCGAGTGCCCCTGGCGAGTTTCCGGCAAACCTAACCGGGAAGCTGCGAAAAGGGATGTCCGCCAGACTCCGTGGAGGGGATGAAATCGAGTTCGGGTCAACAACAAGCTATGCAAGGGCGTTAGAGTTTGGTCTGGGCAGAATCAAAAGACCTAGGGCTTTGGTCAAGCAGACTATAGAAGACACCGCTAGCAAAGGGTCCGCATTGATCCAATCTGAGATTCAGAAGGCAATGACCAGACCCACAGCGGGGGAACTTAACGCTGCTTTGGACGCAAAATGGGGGGTGTAAATGAGGGCATCTGAGGTTATTTCAATCTTGCAGGAGAGGCTTCCTGAGCTGATCACAGGATTCGATGACAGAATTTCGGTGTCTTCCCTTGCACAGACCGCAGGAGTAGCCACAATGACTTTTGCGTCTCCTCACGGGTTATCAGTGGGGGAGACACTCTCGGTTTCCGGGGCGGCCTCTCTGTTGCCGTTGACTAGCTTGACGCAGACAGGGGGAATCGCAACGGCGGTTTGCTCAGGTGACCACGACTTAACTTCCAATGATTCGCTCACGGTCGATATTCAAGGGGCCATAGAAGCGGATTACAACGGTACATTCACCCTGCTCAGCGTGCCCACTCGCACAAGCTTTACATTTAGCATTTTAGCAACGGCCCCCGCCTCAGCAACAGGGTCCCCTGTCCTATCAGAGTTAAGGGATTTCGGGTATAATGGCCTTTTCACAGTGGCTTCTGTTCCTGACACGTTGACCTTGACGTACACCCTAGACCCGGCTGCGGTGGCGTTACCAAGCCCGGCAGGCGGGTCTATCATCGTTGCGGTCAACTTTAGGATAAGCGGGGCTGCTGAGTATGAGGTTTTAGCTAGCAAATACACCCAATCAGCGAAGGGGTTTGCTGACCCAACACAGAAGGCGTGGCTTTTTGCGATCCTTGGGGATGTGTTTGTAAGCAGGGACCGGAACACCAAGAGCGACAACATCGCCTCTTTTCCGGCCAATGTTGCTTTCCGTCAGACAGTGGTGGAGCCTTTCAGTGTGTATGCGATCATCCCAAGGATAAAAAGCATCGCCGGGAGGAACATCAGGGATGATATAGAGAGTCTTCGGGCGGTGCTTATCAGTTCGATTTGCGGGTACACCTTCAATTCAGGGTTCCCAGACTCCCGGTCATATCAAGCGGTTTTCTCGGGGGACTCAACGGAAGACTTGACCTCGGCGTACTATGTTCACAGATTTGATTTTGAATCGGTCTTCTTGGTCACAGAAGGACAGTTGACTAGTGCCTCTAAATCAGTGGCGTTAAAAAACATGTCGTTATCCTTGACCTACAACTCAGAAACAATTACAACAAACAGTATGGAGGTAGCACCATGAGGCTAAAATTGAGAGTTGATTTGCAGAAGTACAAAGCAGGTGAGACTATCGAAGTCAAGGACGATGGAGCCGGAACCCCCTTGGACCGCTATTGGAGGGATCGGCTGAAAGATTCGGCTATCGACAATTGCGTTGAAATCGTTAAACCAAAAACTAAGGGTAAATAATCATGGCTGGACTTATCTTTCAACCTTCGACGACTGTGAATGTACTCCCAGCGTCTCAGAGTATCGGCTCGGGTGCCCAACGGATGCTGTTTATCGGGCAGATGACATCGGGCACCGCAACCTCAGGTGCCCTTGAGGTTTCCATTGGGAATTCACACGAAGAAGACGCACTCTTTGGAAAAACATCAATTTTAGCACAGATGATCAGGCAGGCCAAGAAAGTTCAAGGCTTGGTCACAATGGACGCTATCCCCTTGGCGGACAACGGAACTACCAAAGCAGCGGGATCAGTTGCTTTTTCGGGGACCGCCACCGCAGCAGGGGCTTTAACGGTCTCTATTGGTAGCCGAAAAAATTATAAGGTATCAGTAGCGGTCTCAATCGGCGATACCGCTACAGTGGTTGGAGATGCCCTCGTGGCAGCCTATGCCGCTTTGGCAGCCGCAGAGTATGGAGGCACCGCAACCGCACCGTTCACTGTAGTGAATACCATAGGGACTGTGGCCGTAACCGCTACAAATGCGGGGACAGTCGGTAACAGCTATGGGATTGAGGTCTCTGGCTCGGCTGCGGGAATCACCTACACAGTGGCAGCAATGACAGGAGGGGCCACAGACCCCGTTTTAACAGGGCTATTTGATGTAATTGCAGGGACCCGATACCAGACAATCGTTTGGCAGAGCAACTTTGCCCTGTCGGATGTTGCAACTGAGTTGGATTCACGGTTGAACGTGAGTAATGTCGTCATGGATGGAAGGGCCTTTGTGACCCTCACCGACACACTGTCAAACATCAAGACAGCAGCCAATGCCCTAAATAGCCCAAACGTTTGCATCTTCTCGAACAAGCTGATTGCGGATGCCTTCTATAAAGGCCCTACGCTGTTCGAGTTCAATGATGTCATCTCTGCTCAGTTTGCAGCGATTCGGGCATTGCGTTTGACCAGTGGCTCGAACATTGCCCCATTTATCGTGGGAGCAGGAGCGGGGAATGATGCGATTGGGGGTCCAGCCTCGGCGAGCTTGCCGTATTTCAACACCCCGATGGCCTTGATCCCGGCTAGCGATGTAGGAAAAGGGTTCACCCTTGCGGAAGTTGAAGAGCTAGCGACAGCAGGAGCCTCGGTTATCGGGATGAACAAAGCCCGGACTGGCGTGATCACGGGTGAAGTGTTCACGACCTACAAGACCGACGTGGCGGGGAACCCGAACACAACTTGGAAGTTCCTAAACTATATTGACACCGCATCCGAAGCACGGGAGTACATCTCTAGCAACTTGCAGGCTGATTTTGCTCAGACAAGGCTGACCACAGGGGACTTGCTTCCCGGTAGGTCGATGGTCAATGAGTCGCTATTCCGTGTAACCATGATCGGGTATTATTCCATCCTTAGCGGGGCTGATTATGCTTTGCTCCAAAGCGGATCAGCAGCAGCTGCGGTCTTCTCAGACAACTTGGTAATCACCTTGGACATGGCCGCAGGGTCGGTCACCTTCTCAGGGCAGCTACCCCTAGTCACTCAGACTAGAACTCTCGCTGCGAATTTCCAGATAACCTTTGAAACTGTATAGGGGTAAGAATGGCATTTCAAACACAGCTATCAACAGTCCAATTAGTTGTTGATAATGACCCAGTGTCCTACGTCCCGAACACCCTAAGTTACAATGAGGGTCTTGGGGAGCAGACCGTCAAGTCCCAAAACGCCACGTTAACGAATGCGGTTAACCTAGAGACCCTCGTTGGGATGGTAAAGTTTGATCTGACGAGTACTATAGAAAACATCAATCTGGCCAAAAAATGGAAGACACAAGGTAAAAGTT